AGTCTGTCGATTCCTGGAATTCCCATCGGAATTGGGTGTCTGTAATCCTCTTCAAGAACTTGGTCAAGGTTTGAGAATACATCTAACATTGATGTATCTTTTGATCCGACCTGAAGGGCCGTCTTTACCATCTCTTCGAGGGTGTCGTAGTTTTCAAACTCACCCCCGTCAATGATCTTTTGTGCTTTTCCCATAACCTTCTGAAGTTCTTGTTGTTTACAGAATTTCAAGGCTTTTTCTTGAACAAAACCTACGCCATCAATAGGTGCATCCTTAATTTTCTTGATTGTATCCAATACAATTTTAGATGCTGTTGCCTGTTGTAATTCAGATTTGGTTATTTGTTCAAGAGTTTCAAATGAAGGTGTATGATCATATTTTAGATAATACTCTTTTACCATCTGAATGATTATTTTAAAATACTTGTTTTCAAAATAATTGTTTTCAATAACATCAAGAATAGAGTGTGAAAAGTCCTTATCTACAATAATTTGATTTAAAAGTTGTAATTGAAAAGTGTTCCCTAAATACTCAAAATTTTTACTAGTCGCCATATGTTTTTTCTCTTTTAGTAAAGATAAATAGTATTAGTTTTTGATAAAGTTGGGATAAAAATAATTAAAATTTTTAGCTGAAAAAATGTCAGTTAGCTCAGCCATGATTGATTTTAACTTTGGCCGTAGGTCTACGGTGTATCTGACCTTTGGTGGGTATACTTTTGCGTCGAACTGCCTATGACAAATTGTCATGTCTCCGACCTTAATAATTAAATTAAAATTTTCTGGACCTTCAGTAATTGAGGTGTTTAGAATTTCAGGGTTTTCAGAAATCTCATATTGATTGTCCAATAAATAAACTACCGATCTCATTTTCAAATCATATTTCAAACCACGGCAAAGACCTTCAATATGGTTATAAAATTCTTCAGATTTGTGAGCATTTTTGTTGAACCCTCTTACATTGAAAAATCTTTGAACTACAATGTTGTCGTTACACATTAACAAGAATTCTACTTTGGTTATGTCCTGTTCTTTCATTTGTTTTTTACTTTTTTTTGTTTCTAAATTTTTGTTTTTCTTTTCTTGTCAATTTGAGAAATGGTTTTAAAAAACTTACCCAAGCGTCGTCACCCTTCGGTAAGTATTTAAAAAACCCGTCCTCCATCATCATTCGAATTAGATTTCTATGTCCTCTTCCGTCGGGATCCATCGACTCTGAGTAATATAGTCCAACTAATTCTTTTTCCTCTTCATTCAAAAGTGGATTTTCTAAATTGACAAGTTTTTCATTTATTACAAAAAACTCATCACCAAAAATACCCTCTTTTGTTTTCCCACTAAGTAGGTTTTGAAGAGCTACGTTTCCTTTTTCTTCTTTTAAAAGTTTTTCACTTTTTTCTAAAATATAGGACAGTTCTACCCTTTCTTCAAGTAGTTCAGGAAACATTTTTACCAAAGTCTTCTCACCAAGATAGAATATTCCATCAATATTGTCGGAACTATCACCGGTGAGGATTTTGATTGTTTTAACATTATAGTGGGGAACTTCAATATCATGAAGTTTTATTTTGTCTCCCAACTTATAATATTGTTTTGTGGATGGTGAATAAATGGAAACTTTTTCTCCAATTAATTGAGTTAAATCTCTATCACTCGAGAAGATTGTTTTTTCTTCGTCTAAAGACACTTTACAGTAGTGAGCAATCAAGTCATCAGCTTCTGCGTGTTCTGTCTCCAGTTGTCTTACAAACATCTCTTCAAGGTATTGTTTAACCCTTCCTTTTTGTTCCAAAAAAGATTCCTCTTTCGACTCTGTTTCAGATGATTTACGATTTAACTTATACTTAGGATAGATTAATCTTCTCTGAGCCGATGAAGTTTTAGAGTCCCAAAGAACCACAACTTTGTTATAGTTGTGTTCTTCTAAGAATTTACGAAGAGTGTTTAGAAAGTGCCAAACTCCACCAACATGTTTTCCATTATGATAGAAATCTCTAACACCATGAAAACCAATTTTTAAAAGGTTGTTTCCGTCAACCAATAATGTTTTATTCATTTATCATACCATTAGATGGTTCAACAATTTTGTTTCCTTTTTTCATATTTTCAATCGCCCACAGAGGTTGTAAGTTAGTATAATGGCATAACTTGTAAAGTTCTTCTTCAGTTTTTGCCGAAGATAATGGAATTATATGATCTATATGCCACTCTACTCTATTTTCCCAAGTCATACCGTTACTAAATTGTTTTTCTAAGTGTTCTTTTAATTCTTGAGGTGTGCATCCAACAATATCAAAAGTTTTTTTTGATCGGTATTTTAAATATCTATTAACAGAATTTCTCATATCAAGTGATAATCTAAATAATAAATCTTCCTGCTTTCTTTTTTTATTATAATTGTTAAAATATTCTTTATTATTACGAGACCATTCAAGTTTTCTTAATTTTTCATTTTCATAGTTAATGATATAATATTTTTCAAAATATTTTTTATAATATTCTTGGTTTTCTTTATTCCACCTATCGTTATATTCTTTAATTTTTTCTTTGTTCTCTAATCTGTATTTTTTTGATTCAATTTTTTGACATTCCCTACAATAACTTCTGACCCCACATTTGACTTTACTCATTTTGTTAAACTCTAACAATTCTTTTTGGATACCACATTTGTTACAAATTTTTGTTTCCATTTTTGATATAATCTTTTAATAATTTATTAACAAGGGAAGAAATGTTTATTGATCTGTCTTTAAAGTATTTTGGTAAATCAGGATCAACTGATACACCAATTTTTACTTTTTTTTCATGATCTTCAATTTTTTTTCTTCCCATATATATTAATAAATATCTATAAAAGTAGAATTATTATAATTTATATTTAGTTTTCTTCTTTTTCTTCCTTCAAGTCAAAATCACCATCAACACCTATAATATCTTTCCAATAGTCGGCGTATTCTTTTTTATACTTTTCTATGTTTGTTTTTTCCTCGGCAGTATCTTTTCCCGCGATAAAACCGTGTGGTGTAACAATTATCCTACCGTCATCATATCCAAGACCATTTATATGATTTTTCATAACCGAAACTTTTGTTCTTGCCGCAAATTTAATAGTTCTTTTATCTTTGGTTGCGGTAATTTTTGTAGTTCCAGAATCTTTTTGATTTCCAAATAAAAAAACTAAAGATGAATTTAACCATATCGCCTCACCACCCTTGCTTTTAATTTTTGGTTGCCCAAATGGGTTGTCTGGAAGTTGGACCCATGGTTGATTAACAATTATTAAGGTATTTTCATATTTAGAATCCGCTTTACGAGATCCTGAAATCCTTTGGTTAATACCCATTCCAATTTTGTCTGCCAAAGCACTTGCATTATGTTGTTTTCCACCCTTTCCTTCATAAGTCATTTTACATGGAACTGATCCAACTGAATCCCACATTATACAAAGTGAATAATCTAACTCACCTTTTTCTTGTGCGTCTAATAGTTCATTTATGTAATCTGTAATTTGTTCGATGTATTCAAAATTATTATTGAATAAAAAGAAACCGTCCCATGTCAATTCACCTGTTTCAGTATCAACCACTTCTTCACATTCAAACCCCATAAGTTTGGCGTGTTCAAAAGACCATTTCTGTTCTGTAATAATAAACACGGGCAAAATACCTTTCTTTTGGGCGTCTACAGCGGTTTTAACAAGTGCTGTAGTTTTTCCTGTATCTGAGTGACCTAAATACATGTTAAGGTGTCCAATTGCAGGTCCAGGGAGTCCAACCGCATCTAAAAAGTCAGATCCAAGATCAAAAAATCTTTGTGGTTTGTATTTAGCGTCGGAAGAGAATTTCTTCTTAATTGAGCTAAAATCATTTTTTTTAAGAGCCATTATAGTTCAATAATTTGGAAATTGTTAATTGTATCTAACTTATCTTTTGCGTTTGTAAGTTGTTCTACTAAGTTGTCCATTTCTTCTGTGTGTTGGGGGTGTTCTCCGATCCCTACTGAACTTGTGAAATAAACATAAAGTCGTGCTTCTGCGTCTGCGATTTCTGCCTCATATTTTTTTACGAGGGCTTCTTTTAGTTTTTCTGCAATAAACCTGTTCATATTTTTTTATTTAAAAGATAAATGAAAAAGGGCACTTTGTCTATAAAAAGTGCCCCATTTTTTTGTATAATTAAAACGGTAGATTTTCGTCGATTTCGTCGTTTGACTGTGGGTCATTTACCTCGTTAATTGATTTTGAGGTTGACTTTCCACCCAAAGAAACTTCTGCGGTTTCATCATTCGAATAAACATACCCACCTTTTTCAGAATCCCAACGTGGAGTTTCTCCTCTTGCGATTGCTTCAAGATATTCAACAGGTTTTTTAGAATACACATCTTCCCATGTCATTTTGTCCTCAACCCATTCTTTACCTTGAGTTTCGTCTTTTGAAATTGGTGATGGATCGTCATACATTACCGTTTGAATTACCGTATATGCCGCGCCTTTTGGAGTTTTTGCTTTGGTTAATTCTAAAATAAGATCTCGTCCATTGTCAGAATCTGTAATATCACCTTTTGCCTTCCAAATTGGAATAATTTTATCAAGGATTCCTTCTTGTTTATAATTGTGTTTGAAACGCCAGAATTTTACTCCGTCTTGTTCGTTGTCACGATCAATAACTTTAACAATATAAAACTTACGAGCTTTGTATTGTTTTGCAAGTTCTTTGTCAGACTCTCTTCCTGTTGACATAAGTTCTTCATAAACCTCATTTAAAGGGGAACGCTCATTGTCATTTTTTGCTGGGTCATAAAATTTTTGCCATTTTCCATCTACTTGAACTTCGTGGAACCATACTTCTTTGAACGGTGAAGATCCGTCGGACGTTGGTAAGATTCTTAGTTTTCTTTGCCCTTGTTTTTCGTTGTCTTTCAAAAGAGCCGCGAAGTATTTCTTCATTCGGTCTTCAGAAGACATTTTTGATGTAGTGTTAGAACTACTTTGAGATTTCTCATACTGTTGTAAAACTGCGTCTAATGAATTTGTCGCCATTGTGTAATTAAAAATTAAAGGTTTATATATGTTAAAAGTATAATTGTATAAAAAGGTTTTGTCAAATAGTATTGTAAAAAAATTAAGGTCGAAATTATCGACCTTAATTTTTATGAATTAAATTTGTTTAATAAAATATCGTCTTCATCTTCCATTGGTTCGTTGAATGAATTTTCAATTTCAGACGGACTAAAGTTTTCCACTTCGTCTTGTGTTAGGACATACTCATTTTTTCCTGTTTTTTCCATTTCCTCTTTTTTATCATTAAAAAAATCTGCCAAGTTTTGTTTAAAAGGTCCTGAATCTAAGCTTCTAAGAGCTAGTTTTTCTTGTGGTGTTTTTGGTCTAAACTTATCTACTTTATTTTCTAATGAATCAATTTTTGAGACCAAGGAGTCCATTTCCGCAAGTTTCTCTTCCATTTTTTTTATTTGGTCAAAAAGATTTGTAAAATATTCTTCTTGTTTATCGGCCATAGTTTTTTGTGTATCAACCAAATCCGTAATATCTAATTCTTCCGTCCCACCTTCTTCTCCTTCTTCTTCATCAGGATCAACAAGTTCAACATCAGGATCCGCCTCAGGTCCTCCTGCTGGTTCTTCTCCTGTCGGAGGTGGTGGAGGTGGTGCTCCCGCTGCTGCCGGATCTGCTGGTGGTGCTCCCGCGGCAGCCGGATCTGCTGGTGGTGCTCCTGCCGCTGCCGGATCTGCCGGTGGTGGGGGTGGTGCTTGTTCGTTAATATATCTATTTATAGAATTGTATCTTGCAATTTCTTCTAATATTCTATCATCTATTCCCATCTCTATCCGTTTAATAATGTTTTTATACCTGATGTGGTTTCTACTTGAATTTTTTTGAATGTTTTCATGGTATTATCTACTCGTTCGATAAGACCGTCTTTCATTCTAAGGGTGTAGCAATCACCTGTGTCAAGATCACATACTTGTTTGGTTCCGTCACCCATGTCTTTTTCAGACACCCTTGTATTTTTTCCAAGGTAATTGTCTAATAAAATTTTTGTGCTCATAGTTTTTTATTTATAAATATCATGTATTCCATAAAATCTCAAATTTATTATAAGCTTGTCCAATTTCTTGTCTTAATTTATTAAGTTGATTTGCGTCTTCGGTGATTTTCGTATAAACATCAGGATTCTGGTTAATAGGAAAACTTAAAACATACCTTTTAGCAAGTGCGTTTACATACGCAATTTTAGGATCGTTTGGAGTTTCATTTATTAATGTGTTAAAATCTTCATTTAAAAGAACGACAACACCTGACACTCTATTTACCACAAACTCAACAAAATCTCTAATTGTTCTAAAACTTACAATTGGAATATTGTTATCATTTCCTCTTGATACACAAAAATATTTTCTATTTATAAATTCAAAAAATGAATCACCATATACTTCCTGTAAATTAATTGTGCTGTAATTGTTTTCAAAAGCATTTAGTTGAGATCCGTTTGAATTTCCTGAGTCAGCAAATGCAAAAGTAAATGTCATGGACGCAATACTGATTGCGGTGTCTCCAGTTATGTCATAATTTTTAGAAATTAAAACTGCCCTTATTAAACTTACAAAATCTTTAGCTGATACTGAAGTTGCTTGTGGAATTTCGACGGCGGTAAATCCGTTATATCTACTATTCAATTGATTTGCACAATCTTGATTTTTAGTTAAAGTATCTTCGGTTCCCAAGTTTGAAATGATGTTTGCCGCTTGGAATATTACATTGGTAGAATCGGCTTTAGTTTTTTCTTCGTTTTCAACAATTTTAGATTGTAATTTACTTAATATTTCTATGTTTAAAGTCTGTAAAAAATTATCAACAGATGGTAAACTATAGAATGGTTGTCTTGTTCCTGAAAAAGTTGTTTGGAAATCTCCTTCTGTAATTGTATGTTCCACACTTGTAATCATATATGGTCCTGAGAACATGGGGATATTTCTTATATTAAAATACATCATCGGTTGTATTAAGGCGCACCCCATCATATCAACCGAACAACCATAACTTCTATTTTTATATAAGTTATATAATGAAACCGATTGTGTTGTGCTTCTTCTGTTTCTATCAATATTCGCCATTTGATTTAACATTTCCAAAGATTCTGAAGTTGGTTTTCCTGGATCTTGTGACACATTAAAAGATTTAAAAATTTGTTGATTTTGTTTTGTGACATCCACGTTAAAACCAACCACTTTATTAGACTTTGCCCAATCTGTTTTATTAACTTGACTTTCTACTAATGGATTATCGCTTGCTCTTCTTAGATCGAATGCGTCGTCTCTATAACGATAATCAACATTGTCGTTCATATTTAAATGTTCGCTTGGTTTAGAAACATAATAACAAAGAAATTTTGGCGAACTTTGTCTATAATCAACATTCAGAAAAGTTCCGAACATCATATTTCCAACCTCTAAAGTTCCGTCAGGTCTAGGTGTTGGATTTTTAGCAGCATCTTGCACATTATAAAAATTAACATATGCCGGTAGCATAAAGTGTTGAAAATTATTTTGAACTAATATGGTCGTGACCATATCGAGTAAGGTATTTTTGTATGATGTGCTTCCTTGATTTTTATCTGACGCCCCATCTTCTAACATATCAATAATACCGTAGATATCCACAATAATTTTGTCACCCACATTTCTACTAGCCCTATCAACTAAAAGAACATCCTCAAATAATGTTTTACTTTCAAAATCAAATCCTGCGATCCATGAATCATTAAGGGCCTTGAATGTATCCCAAAGCTCGACTCTTGTTTGTTCTGTAAATCCGGCTTCTAGTGGAGCTCTAGTTGGTCCACCATCCTCTCCAACAAAAACATTAGGTAATTGTTTTCTAACTGCAGGTAATAAGACATTTAAAACATTACCAATATAAAGATTGTTTTGTTGTATGTAGTTGTCCATCAATTTATAAAACTTACTTAGATTTCCACTACTTGTCTGAATAGACAGGTTTGTTGGGTATCCCACCGGCGCTTGTTGTTGTGTTGTTGTGGTAGTTGTCACTTGTGAGTTTTGAGATGATGGTAAAATATTTACGGTGCTTTTAACAAATTGAGGATCATTTTCATTTATAGATAATGAACCAAAATAATTTTGAATTACTTGGTCTCTCAATTGTTGGTTTGTTGTATTTGATTGTGGAACATTTTGACCTTGCACAATTACCGTTAATGAAGGGTCTCGTAATACCGCAAACTTATATGGTGTGTTTTGATAAATTACTATTGTGTCACCATTTGTTAAAGTTGATAACTCAACAGCGGTTCCTTGACCTGTTGGTGATGGTGGAACTTGTGTTGGTGTTGGGACATTTGACGGATTAGTAACCGCATTTGTTGGTGGAACATTCAAAGGTGGGGGAGACTCTGGCATCTTAAATCCATTTAATTTTTGACTTGCATAAATCTTAATAAGTGGAGCAAAATCCTCTACATTTTTTTCACTGAACTGAACGTTCATATCGATAAAAAAGTCTGTAATGTATGAACCTGAGTTTTTGTATTCTAACTCTGGTATTTGTGAATACCCAACAAAGTATTCTAATGCTTCCCATGTTTTTGGATTTTGTGTCTTTGATTGTGCCAATGATACTTCAGGTGGTAAATTACCAAACTCATATGGACTATAGTTAATCGGATTTTCAATAAATTGTGTTGAAAATGTGTAGAACAATCTCTTATCAAAATTACTTGGGTTTCCGAATTTGAATGCGATGTCGTAATTTAAAAACCCACTTAAAACTTGTTGAAAGGTTGTATTTTGATTATCTATTGCCGATTGTAGTTTTGTTTCGGGCGATGTCCCTACAGGTTTTGAAACTTTCATCAAATTTCTCATTAGTAGATGAAAGTTTTGGTAACTTTTTTCAACATCAGGAACTTGATTTTGACTTTGTTGTGGTGTCACAATTAAACCATCTGTCGGTAAATTTGTGGGTAAAATATCAACATAATCATAAATTGATCGACTAAAATTTAAAAAGTGAGTTTCAAAATCATCTAATAATTGTGTTTCAAACGTTGTAAATAACTCTTCAAAATTGGTATAATCATCTATTTTACCGGAGATTAAAAAGTTTTGTTGATCTTTTTCATTATTTATAATTTGTTTCAAATATGTTCCAGGATCGTTTTTAACGAGTTTTTGATTATCAAACCAACCGTATTGAGGACAATTCCAAAATAACCTTACACTCCCATTGAAAAGGGATGGGTTGTTAGACAATTCAACTTTCATGTTTCCATTTTTAAACGCTTCTTCTTTTGCCTGATTTAAGTCGGACCCAAATGAAGGAAGAATATAGTAATTGTCAGGTTCTTGATTTGATCTAACTAATAACGACCAAGGTGAAACCCTCATAGTTCTAGTTGCATTATTTGGATCGAATCCCGGCAATTCAAAAAGATTTGAATTTGTTGTGTTAAACATTAAAAGTTTTTCATCATTCAAATAACTTTGTATTGTTGTAGATGAAATTCCTTGAGTATATGAGTTCAAAACTACGAATGACGAATTAGTTGGTGGGGCAATGTTTGTTGTTTGATATAAACCAACACCACCTGTTGTTCCTGATATTTGTGAAATGATTTGAACGTCACCGCTTAAAAAAGGTCCATTTATTATTGTTCCTCCCGATAAAACATTATTTGATATTTGAGTGACTTGTATTGGTGGGTTAATTACCGTAAAGTTAAAGGTCTGTGCCGATACTGAACTAACCTTACATACTAAATTGGGTGTTGATACTCCACTTACTATTTTTTGAATAGTGACTCCTGTTGTTGAGGATCCGCTGAATATCTGACCCACCTGAACAGGAGCGGTAGAATTATTTGTAACGTTCGCATAAGTTCCAAGTATAAATGTTAAACCTGAAAATGAGACGTTAAATGGTAGTGGTGTTGTATAACTTCCTGTTCCTCCAGTTACACCGCTCACTTGTCCTGTGATTAAAATATTGGCGTTAAATTGTGGAATGAAAATTGTATCACCACTTTGAATGAGATTATTGGTAATAGAACTAATCGTAATTCCTGTTCCGTTAGACTCACAAGTCCCTGTAACTTCGTAAGTTGTGCATGACCCTGATATGTTTAACCCAAAACAATTTCCGTTGTTTTGTGTTTGACCACTAAATAATTTAAGACCTTGGATAAAGACATTATAATCATCTATTAGTTGTGGATAAAATCCTGTATTGATTTCGGTAAAGGATGGTGTGCCGGTGGTTTCGTCTAAAACTAAACTTCTTGGCGTTCCGTCTATTACTAAATTGTATGTGTAAGTAGTTGCCGAATTTGCTGGATCCCAATTTTTTTTATAATTAAAATCGGTCCAAACATCGTCTAAAATGTCTTTACCTGTTTTTTTATAAACCTTATACCTGTGCCATATTGATCCGTATTTCAATATCCAAGCGTATGGTAATTTATGAACCGCCCCGAATTTTTTTAACGTGGATATTATATAATCCAAGTCATTAACACTACCATTACTTAAAGTTCTATATTTTTCTCTTAGGGTTGCTAAAGGCAAACTATTCAAAAATAGATAAGCCGCCAACTTATATGGTGAAGTTTCTCTTTGATTGTATCTAAAATTATTAACCCCCTTTTGAATAGCGTTTATAAAGTAAGGACTATTCAACATAGACGTAGTTTGATTCCTACTTAAAAAATTATCATAATTTTCGTAAAACAAATTACCCTCAGTTGCAAATTGATTTTTATATGTTCTTCCATTATAAAAATCTTTAAATGATGGAATTGACGAATTACCTGTAAATGTTAGGAAGTTAAAATGAGTAAAAGGTCTCTTGTCATTTACGGTGTCATTTAGATCAAAGTTTGCTAAAGTTTTTTGAATGTCGTTATAACTGATTACATTTTTGGTGTCATAAACTTCATTAACGTTATTTAACGCCCTTCCGTTTGCTAAGTTATTTTTGTCCCATTTGAAATCTATAATTGGGTATGTATCAACAAAATCAAACTCATTCGTTATTGATGTTCCTGTAAAATACTTATCTAAATTTACTAAACTTTTTGCGTTTGATAATGAAACACTTGGTTGAGATTTTAACGCATCAAAAATATCTCCATTTAAAATAACGTTTGGATTGGCAACATCGTTTCTAATATATGGTGTTACGAATTCTCCTCTAACAAAGTTTTGCCAACTTTCTCCTTGTCCTTGATTTGATATGTGTTTTAAAAAAGGAACATAGTTTGTGCTATTTAATAGATACTCTTTAATTTTCTTAATTAAGAATGGATTGTCAGCACCCAAACTTTGCAACATATTAACGGCCTCATTGTCGGCCTCAACCTCATACATAGAATAAACGTATCCTGATTTCTTGTTAAATCTCGCATAAAACGAATTTAACATCAATCGTTCATAAATTTCATAGAAATATTTTGACTCTTCTTTATTTTGAAAAACTTCATTAGAGACCGCAAAGTCGATTGAGTTTAGTGAGATTCTTGTTGGTTGTGAATTTGTTTCAAACACTACCGTATCGGCATTTGCCGTTGTTTGTCTTTGAGTATAACCTTTAATGAATTGTTCAACAAACTCAACTTCAGGCCAAACTTCAGGATTGTATGCTCGGTATGAAGACGCAACGGTTTGGTCTCCAGGGTATATAATTTCAAATTTTTCTTTTTTATCATCACCAACGGACTCTCTAATAACTTGTGGCCAAGGGTAAATTGGTTCGTTGTTCTGTGTTGATGTTTTGATATCCACACTTGGTGCGGTTGTTTGACTTCCAAAAATTGCAGCTCTTCTGTATGGGTTTTCTCTTTGATCCCAAGCTTTTTTATGAACATCATCTAACAAACGTAAAAAGGCTTCTCCTTGACAATAAAAAACTGCCAAAATATTTCTTACACTCGGGACAAAACCCAAACTTCCATTTCCTTGCCCATTAAATTTGGTTGCCAAACTGGCGGTTATTTCAGTTTCAACTTGTTTTCTTTTTTCTCCTGCCGTTTTTGCAACATCATCCGTTATAGTCATAAATGATTTTGGTCCTTCAAAGAAATAAGAAACATCAAAGTTTTTTAAGAGTTGTGCTTGAAGAGTTGTTTTGAATTGTTGAATAACAGCGTCACTTTCTTTAAAGTCTCCTGTAGGTGCATTTTTTTGAGACACATAAGTTTTTACTAAGTCTATTTCATCAAGAGATATTTTCTTTTGAAATGTCTGAAGTGTTATAGGAACTGGAATACTTGATGTTGTTGTAATACCTCCAATAGTATATTTTCCGTTGGCACCAAAGACACTATTTTGAGCCAACACATCATTATATTTTTTTACCTCACTTTCTAATTTTGTTGCGGCATCCACTTTGAATGATGCGGTGGACTCTTTGAACAGATATACGTTTTGAGAATTAGTTTTTAACACAATAGGGTTATCTTTATCCATATATGTTGCAAACCAAGATGAATTAGAAAATAAAAATATGTTTTGTTGGTAATTTAAAATATTATTTTGATATACAGTCATGTCGGTCAACACACCCATATTTTCATCTTGGAATTGTTGTAGAATTGTTTTTATAAAATTTTGTAGTCTATATTGTAGTTGTTGTAGAGTTATTTCAGGAAAATTATCATCGATCAATCCTTTAGATTTATAGATTGAATAGACTTCTTTCATTTTTTGATATCCCCTACTAACAACCACCGGAGTTGTTGCAGTTTGGGTTGATTTGATTTCATTTCCCTGTTCAACAGACACGGGTGTTTGTGTTACCACATTATTATACATTTGAGGAACGGCCATTAACGCTCCAAAATTTACATATGATAAAAGTGTATATTTGTATCCATAAAATTGTAATGAAACACTAAAGTTATGGGTTGACGGATCGAATCTAGATGTGAAGGATTGTAACATTATTGGAAACTTTACTGCTTTTCCAAAGTATCCTTTTAGTGTTAGTGTAAATTGTGGATAAGGTAATTGAAAGAAAGCGGCGTAGGGTGAATCGTTTCCCCCTTCAAATAACGTCCTTCCTTTTACATCTTCAAGCTCAATATTGATGACAGGTAAAAATGATGTGTCAATTTTTAATTTAATTGATTTCATTCCTAATAGACCGTTATCAACCGCACCTGGTGTTCCGTTTGAGTAAAGATTTTGTTTTATATAGTAATCGTCAGACTTGTTTGGGTTTTTAACTGCGGTTTGTTTTGGTTGATTAACTCCCTGTCCTGTTAAAGTATCCTTCCCCGTTAATTCATCAGACCACGCTGTATTTAAAAACGTTTTATGTCCAGGATTTAAGAAGTTTATTTTACCAACTGAAATTGTTCGAGATGAATCATTCATTGCTGATCCTACGGCAAGTTTTGTTCTTGGAAGCACATTACATTCCAAGTTAGCATACATTACCAAATCTTCTTGTCTCACTAATCTATCACTTACATTACCTTCTTCATCAATAACTTTATTTGGATCGATAAGACTTATATTGTCGTAGTCTAATTCAACTAATATGTTTTCTTGTTTATCTACCATAATAGAAAAAATAATTTTCGTATGCGTTTTTATAATCTTGTAATGAAGCTATTAAAGGAAATGGAATTGTCAATATAGCACCATCGGGTATTGAGTATTCACTTCCAGAATATTGGGGGTTTGCCATTTGTATCAACCAACCAAAATAAGGTGTTCCATAAAATTGTTGTGATATTTTATCCAACCTACTTTGACCTACTTTATATATGTAATTTTTATCTGAAGTTTTTGATGGAACCTGAACAAATGGAAGAACGGTTTGTTGCCCATTTATTAAAAAGTCAGAATATCTGTTCCAATATTGTAATGCCATTTTAATTTAAAGTTACTTTACCATTGAAGGTTTGTTTATCTTGATTTAAGTTTTGATTGGAATAAAGATCTTTCAATTTCTTTGTTCTGCCACTGACATCGTCAGTCGCGGGATAGAGGTAATTACAAGTTTTTACCGTATTATCAGGAACTTTCCAAGTTGTTGCCGTTTTGAAGAAATCAGTTTCTTGTATTTTTTTGGTAAATTGGTCTTTGAATCCGTTTTGTAGTTGTGTATAATTATCTCTTAAACTTTCTGATTTTAGTCTTATACCCTCAACCATTTTTGTATTTTGTTTTATTTCGGGACCATTAGATAAATCATTAATAAATGTCGTTAAAAATTCAGGATTTGTAAATAATGGGGTGCAAAGTATATAAAATCTATTGGCCGCACAATCATTAATTGCGAATGGTGAAAATCCATTAACTTCTAATCTACAGTTTCCAGCATTTTCGACGGTAGAATTATTTTCTTTGTATAGATCTTTTGTCATTTCGAATGTTTGAAGTTCGGTTTCAAAATTATTTATTGTTGAAACAACACTATAGGTCGCATCACTTGTATAAACATCGAATATTCCACCTTGATCATTTTCACCAAAAAAAGTATCACCACTAAGTTGATATACAAGTGGTTCGTTTGATGGACTCATATTCCCATCGGTTTGCGAACATATTACATCTAATTGTCTAAAAATATAATTCAGTTCATTTTGTATGTTGGTTATATTTGTGGTATTATTTAATATAACATCCAAAATTGCATTTTGTCTTTGACTCACAATGTTTGATAATTTTTCTTGAAGTTCTCTTATTTGTTTTGCCGTTGGGTCAAACTCAGGACTATTCAAGTATGATGTGAAAGGATCGTTTTTATTTTCTATATCTTTTTTCACTTCAATCACAAGTTTTTCAACTAACTCCTGATATTGATTTGTTTTTCCATAAATTTTACCTTCTTTTTTCTGACTTGTGTATTCAGATAGTAATCCTTTGGTATAGTTTCTATTTTTATTTGCGATTTGTAATGCCCCATACCCATAATCACTATTGATCTTGTATAGTGAATCATAATAAGTTTTAAAATATTGTTGGAGTTTCTCACTTAAAGAAGCATATAAACCTGAGTAGTCCATAACCGTTGTATCAACAATAGTTCCAATTGTTGAATCTCCTCGTCTTGGTTGGACGCTGTTAATTGCCTGTATTTGTTGTTCTCCAACAGGTGGTAATCCTCCTGTTATTTTTTCAACAACATATTTATCCAATTTACTCGTATCTTCAGTGGCTGTCGCTCTTTCGTCATAAATTTCAGTATTTGCGTAGTAGTTGAAAGAAAGGGCATTTTGTAATTCTTGAACCGGTTCTTTTAGTCCCATTCCTCCAATTATGTTGAATGACATTGTGATTTTCGCCAACATTGGTTGGACACCAATACCTTCAGGATTAATATCTAATCCTTCATATGTAATACCCAAACTATTAGGTATTATCTTTGTGTGGAAAAAATCTCCGATTCTCAACACTAAAACGGGTGGAGCTCCAAACGATGTGTTTAGTGCGTCATTATATTTGGGTCTACCATCAGGTCCAATAACAGGAATCGTTTGACCTGGTCTTGTGCATTGATGAAGAAAGTTTAATCTAGCATTCAAACCTTCGGGAGTCATCGAGTGAAATGCGGGGTTGAAGAACTTTATACGATCTTTAATTGTGTCATAGACCATTGGGTCTGTTTCTTTAATTACTTGGAAATAATCACATTCAGTAAATAAATTTCTAAGTATTTTTTTTGATATTCCGTCTTTAATTTTTTGTTCTACGGTAAGTTGTGGTTCAGGTTTGAAACTTTGTGTTGGTTGTGTTTGAATATTTTGAACTTTTTCTTCTGTTCTGTCTGTAGTTCCTTCTTGATTTTTAACAACAGTAGGTGGTGTTGGTTGTTCAACTTTATTTGCAATAATTTTTGTTATATATACTCTTCTACAAGCCATGGCAGGAATACTGAAGACTTGAGAAACTGGTTGAACCGGACTACCCGCAACATCCAAATTTTTTATGTCTTGAGTGCAATTCACTTCTGCGGTTAAAAAATCACCACCACTTGCGGTTGTGACAGTTGCATCATTAGGATCGGTTGTTCCTGATGCCGCAGCTCTTGATTTTGGTATTGATATTGTTTCACCTTTGGCTATCAAATTTACTTTGAAGTTACCGCTAGTAATATAGGTGCTAATTGCGGTTCCATCTTTCAAAACTTGTTTTGAAAACCATTGCTCCACGGAGTTATTTCTTCTTTGTGATAATTTTTCATTATAAGAAACGGATGCCGTTGGTGATGCAGACCCAACCATTTGTATTTCAACCTTTCCTTTATTTGTTAAAATATCGTCAATTTGTGGTAATAATTTGTCTTTTATTGCACTAAAATTACCCTCTACAATTTCAGTAAAAAAGTTCGATACGTTTACTCCTGAAAAAATGGTTGAGCTTCCTTCTGGTTGCACTTTAGCCGGCGCTTTTTGTTGGTATAATGTTTTATTTCCCACATAACCATTATACCAATAATCATACGGTTGACTTGCAACTACCGCAGTTGAGTTTTTACATTCAGGGCAATCATTGTCAAAATAAAAACCAAGTCCTTCATATTCTTTTAAATCAACTTCAACTTCAACTGGCTTGCCAGCCGTAGTAGTTCCATTATTAGTTTGACCTCCTGGAGTATCGGCACCGGTCGAATCATTTGTCTTATTGGTTGCAACATTACTAGGAATACTCTGTAAAACCTGTATTTGTTCTTCAGTGGTTAGTCGTGGGTTATTTAGTATTTGTTGATATGTAAATAAATCTTTTGTTGGGATTGTATTGAATTTAATACCTAACTCATATAAATCATATTTAACACAACCGGCATAAAAAGAATCAACAATACTTTGAACTCTTTCTTTTCCCGCACCTTTCATTTGTTTTTCAATTATTGTATTCATCATTGCGGGGTTATCCACAATAATTGTCCAATTAAGTGATCCTGATCTTGATGTATTTTTATATGTATATATTGGTTCTGGTCTTCCAATAAATGTTGTTGTTGCAAAATCGGGTTTTGCGTCATCAGAAAATTTTAAATCATAAGGTGGGAACCACATAATTCTCCCACCATTTGGGCCTCTTTCACAAACAGGTAAATCATCATACGTAAATCCTGGTCTATCAGAAGTTCTCCAAGCTAAGTTTTCTAATGAAAACATATATTTTTTCACTTTACCATCAACAATATTTGTTGATCCAGGATTTCTTAATGGAGCAATATTCAAATTATATGTGTTATCAAATATTGAATAGTCAAATCTTCTACCCGATTTTGTAATACCATCTGTTTTCTGTAGATCAGCAAATGTATAATATGGTGTGTCTTTTTGGAAAATTCTACAATATTCCAGTCCCGCTTGAGTTCCGTCCGCCTGATTCACATATGAAACTACTTGTGATCCTTTTGTTATTTCTTTATACCCATCGTTAAAAACTTTTGAAACTTGATTGATCGCGGTTCCAACATGTTTTAATCTTGTTTGTCCTTGAACTTGATCTGCAGAATCAACAAGTCTTTGTGTTTCATAAAGAATTGATCCAGGTCTAAACTCAATATCGGTTGATTGATATTGTAGATAGTCCGCAGAAATTTGATTAAATTCATCATCCAAACTACCCACACCACCACCAGCCGTGGCTCTAAAACCCGCATTTGGTTTATATTTTGGTGAAGTCCATACTAATTGACCTGAAGTTCCACCACCATCAGTATATGATCTACCTTTTAAACCAAACTTAATTGCCTCTTCATTTCCTTCATATAATATTCCCAATTCTTGTGGTCCATATACAATACTTTGTTGTTGGACTCCGAATTGATTTACAGGTAGTTGATTTGGTGGTCCATCAATTTGAGACGGTTCAGCGTTTTCACTACCAACGTAATACCCTGAAGATTGTGCTTTATCTTGATCGAATAGTCTATTTACGGCAGCTGACGCTCCCGCAATTAGACCACCAATCAAACCTCTGTTATATGCCGGTCTATATAAATTGTAATCTAATGCGGAAAATAAGGCGGACCGTGTTCCATTACCTGTATTTGCAACAAATACTTCAGATGGCGATCTATACTTGTTGAGTATAGGAGCTAAAAGACCTCCCGTTAAATTGTTTGCAACGCCTAAGGCGGCTTCGGTTTGTGGTTTATTTATCGGATTATCGTCATCAAAATAATCACCAGGTATAAAAGAAACGGGAAAATAAGTTCCTGTTAGTCTATTTGCCAATGAAACTGCCGCCAACGCAGGGTTTTCAGGAACGGTAATTCTCCAATCACGTATGAAAAAAGGTTGTTGTCCTGTCGCCAATAGACTAGCAGAAAAGGGATCACTTATCGTATCTAAGTTTATAACACCAATTGTTGCTTGTTGTATTTCTTGAGAAACTCTTTCGTTAAACGCAAATTTTAATTGTGATGCACCTATTTGAGCTAAGAAGGTATCAGATGAAAGTGGTCCATTTGATCCGATAGGGTCATCTTGAAATACAATGTTAAAGGTCGGATAAGACGAATAATTGTAATATCCCGGATCCCAATATGGTTGATAGATGTTTCCTGCATTTTGTATGTCAGTGATTATAATTAAATCTTTATACCCACCGCTTGGTCCCCATTTATTTGAGACATACGCAGATTCAATAAAAAATTCATTAACAACATCTAAGTTTGTTCCTTGTCTTGGATAATATGGTCCTTGATTAGTTCCCTCAGGGTTGTTGGTTGAAGCAACATTATTTAACCCTATTGGACTTCCGAAACCACCTTCGGGTCCATATTCATTAAGGGGATATAATTCTGTTGCAAAAAGATTTGTTGAGACATAATTATTTGGGGAATCAATTACGTTTGAAACCGTTAAGTTTGTTTCATAATTAATTGGGTTTCCCGGTGAAGCGTAACTTCCAGGAACGTTATATGCCGGTAAGTTTCTTACCAACAATTGTTTTCTGAATGATTCAGAACTACCAAAAGACAAAAAACTTTCAGCCATTTTTTATTTTATAAATAGATAATAGGCTAGTTTTTTTTATAATAAAATATCACTATGTGTTCTTTCCTCCTGTTGATGCAGAAACGGTTCCACCGGCTAATATCTTATTTAATTGAGTTGCGAACGTAGGATCATTCAACATAGCTTGTTTTATTTTATCAATATCTGCAGAAGTCAGGTTAGCTCCAGAAACATTCAACCCAATATTGATGTTAGAATCTGCCTTTGCTTCAACCTTAAGAGGTTTTGAATATGCGGTTTGTATATCTTGGACAATTTTCATTTGAGTTTCATTTACTGAAGTTTGGAATCTTGTTTCAAAATCACCTAAGGTTTTGAATATATTTTCATCTAATTCTTTTGTTGATTTCACCATCATTTCTTTGTCTCCCGATAATCCACCCTGAACTATTCCTGAAACAGGTTGGTAAATTGATTCTTGAGCCTTTCTTTGTTGTTGTGTGGTTCCAATCACGTCAGCAGTGCTTTTTGCAATATTCTTATACGCACTTGATACTTGTCCATAAAACTTACTTAATGTTGGTGTAGTTGCTTTTGCAAACTTTGTTGCAACTACACCACTTTCTAACAAATTTTTAATTTGTTTAGTTTCATCCAATTGATTCATCGCAATATCTTCAATACTCTTTGAGGACTCTTCGTTTGCCTTTTGTAATTCTTTTATATCGTCTGGTGTAAGTTCTTCTACCTTTTTTTCTTCAATTTTTCCTGTTTCCGAATCTTTTACTTTAATAGTCGCAACACCATCTTTCATTTGTGCCATGGACGCTATTAGTTCTTTAGTTTCTTGATTACCACCAACAATGTCAGGCATTTTGATCTGTTTTAATTTCATTTCGAAATCTGCAGATTTTAAGGCCATTTTCGAAAATTCTTCAGCAGTCATTCCTACGGCAGAGGCCACTTCTCTCATTCTTCGTTTTGCACCAGGTAAAATTTCCATCTTTCCTGTTTTTTCGTTGAATGTTGTAAATTCCTGTCCAAGTTTAACCATTTCTTTCTGAAGGGCTTCAGGATCGTTTTGCGCCATGTCCATAGCTCTTAAAGGATCAAGTAATCCTGATGATGTAACACCAAGTCTTTGAAGTGCCGATGACATGTCTATTGCTTTTTCAGGACTAAGTAAATCTTCGGCAGTTTGAAATACTTTGTCCATTGATATTCCCAACCTTTCCGAAGTGGCAGCCATTTTAGCCAATCCTACAACTCCATTTTCAAAATTAAATGTATTTATCTTGGCCAAATTAGAAACAACTCCTTCTGAAACACCCTTTACTGACACACCTACGCTTCTGGCGTAATCCGTAACCTTTTTCATTTCTTCACCTACATCATATATTGATACACCAACACCACGAAAGTTTTCTGCTAATGTCCCTACTTGTTGTCCAGTTACTTCTGCAGCGGCGGTTACTTCTATAATAGCATCTTCTGTAACACTTGCCGTAGTTCCCAACCCCTCCATAATACTTGTCATATTTGTAGTTATGTCTGACTCAGTTAACCCCATTTTGATTAGTTCGGGCCCCGCATTCGCTATAGTGTCCTTGAATTCATCCATTCTGTTTTTAGCCAAACCAAATGTTCGTTGTATTTTGGTTCCATATTCATCCATGGCTTTAAAAGCGTCTGAATCCAATGGATTCATGGCATCTATCAAAGAACTAAAAGTATTGTTAATTTCACCTGCAATAGCATTCATGTTGAGTGAAAAGGCATTAAAAGTTGTATTTGTAGAATTGGCCATGTCCGAAAACATTTTGGTCTGTTTCGAAGTCCAATCAGCATTCGCTTTGGTTGTTTCGTCTTGTAGTCTTGCGTATTCGTCCTCGTCCATAGTATTTTACTTAATAAATACCTTTTTAAGAATTATTTTTTGTTGTCTTCCACGTATTTATTAACCAAATACTTTCTAACGTAAGTTGGCATATTTAGAAACTCAGAATATTGTGTTCTAAATATTCTAGAAAAATAATAAAACTCGTCTAAGATTACAGTTTTATACTGATAGGAAAGGCCGAAAAAACTCCACCCCAAAAGTAATGTCGACCATTACTCTTTCTCCTGACGGGGCGATTACTTCTCGTGATAGATCTAATCTAGGTTCGTTGTCTAATAAAAATCTTCTGATATATTTTGAATCTCCAATTGGCATTTGTTGGACAAAGGTTGAAATTTTAGATTTATCTTTTTCCCCATCCAACTCAACGATATGATATAATAGTTTTGTAGTGATAGAAGGTGCGGTTCGTTCAGACGGATAAGATTGTAGTATTCTTGTAATTTCTACTTTGTCAGAACTAGTCAAAAATTTTAATTTAACTTTTTTTCCTGACACAGGAAGTGTTGTTTCTAAAAGACCTTCGTCGTTTGGATGAACGTTAGTTTTTTTAATGTTTAATTCATCTAATAGAATAGTTGCGAGAAATTTTTCGTCATTTGCCGGATCTATCGCAGAAATTTTATATTCAGGACCAAAAGATGTATTTCTTAAAAAAAGAAGTATCGCTTCAACATCACCGTCTAATAATTCTTCAGGTCTAAGATCTCTTTCATATAACTTGTTTCTTAGTAAAGGGAGAATAATACTTTCTTGAATACTTTTTTTAAAGTCGGCTTCTGCAATAATATTTTCATCCATCGCAGTTAAATAACCAACTTTAACCGATTTCTTTTTTGATTTGTAAAAAATTCCTCCCGATGGGAGTTGGACAACATCGTGTGGTAAATTAAATTCTGCTTGTCCTGCTTTATATACATCTTCTTCCATATTTCTTTTTATTATAAAAATAAAAAAGACCTACCACTAGTAAAGTGAATAGGTCTTTGAAATAGAAAAAAATATTATGTTAATATACCAATATACAACGGTCCATTCTCATATTACACGAAATTTTTGCTAAACCGTCACTTGAATATGTTAGGGATCCTCCATCATAACCAGTTAAAAATGTCCCTTCTAATATCCATTTTTCAACAACAACTCCTGTTGGGTCCAACATTTCAAGGTCAACATTCTTTTTGTAACCCGCAGCATAACCCATACGACCTGTCACTGACTCAGCACATAATCTAATCCATTCCATAACAGCTTGAGAGGCTGAAGGTCCGATTGGATCACGAAAAGTCACAGGAAGTTCACCCCATGTAAATCTACCAGCAACATAGGTTGATGTGTTTAAAAATTGAATTTCCGTAGGTGTAATAGTAAGTTTAGGTCTTGATGTCGTCTCAACATACCACTCGTTAATACCAAGTGATGATGGAAACCTCAAAATCCATCGGTTCTCCCTTTTTGGCTCGTAGGGAATCGGCATTTTCATTAATAAATCAGCCATGTTTTATTTTTTAATTTTGTTTTATTTTTTATTATAAATACTGTGAAAATAAATTTTTTCTATTTACTTCCAATATTTTTCAAATTATATATTAACTAGTCCGGTATTTTACTCAAATTTAGTTTTTCTCCTCCTCCAGTATGATAAATATCTAATCCACTTTCATCATCAAAATGCTTTTTCATTGCTTGAACATTTTTTAAATCATCATCTGAAAACCCTATATAAGGTGTAAAGTAGTTTGAAATTTTGTTTTTGAAATATGCCTTTTCTTGTAGTCTATGAGATAGATTTTTTACATACTCCATAAATTGTTTCATTGCACTTACTTTAAGTTCTTCGGGATTGGCGGCCGAACCTTCACCAAAACTAACGGGGTGGTATTTACACATTTCTAAATATGTTTCTATAAGTTCGTCGTCTGTTAAATCCTCCTCATCAGTTATATCTCTATATTTTCTAAGGTTTTTAACAATTTCTTTTTTATTTAAACCATACTTATTTTTGTTAATTAAATTATGAATAGTATCTTTTAAAACACTTGGGGTATGTCCTCTAGCGGTGATTATAGAAAAAATTGAACCGTTATTAACCGCCTCAACAAAATCGGACCATGCCGGACCAACTTGAGCGGTCATCGCATCGGTCATAAACTTTTTATCACCCGAAACACGGAAATCTCTAAAAGCATCATCGTCAAAATCCACAATTATGTTCCCCTCATATTTAAAAGGTTTTTTTCCTATTTCAGATCGATACTCCGCAAAATCTTCGGTGGACATACCAACAACCTTTCCCTTGTCACTTTTTAAATATATTTTAGTTGGCATATACATTAGATTATCATCCCAATCAAATGCATAATATTTCATAGTTGGTTTTAATTGGTCTTGAATGATTTCTGATATAATTTTTTTTACTTTACTAGAATAACTCATAACAATAAATATTATTAATATTAAAAAAGGGGAGAACATCGCCCCCCCCTATTTTTTTATTTAAACCAACTTATATATTTTCAAATGACGCTCCCGTTGGTGTGATATAGAACGTGATGTCTATAAATTCAAGAGCTCTTGTAGGTTTTATGTAAATCTTACCTGTCAATTGATTTCTATCAATATCTTCAGGATCAGATGAAACCGTCACTCTAAAGTCATATAAACCTCGATCTCGTCTAATAGCATCTAAGATAGGATTGACCGCATTTAAGAAGTCTTGTCTAACTTGTGCATCGTTTTGTTCAAACAATAATCTTACCGATACTGCCGAAATTAATTTACGAGCTTGTAATAACAATCTTCTAACGTTAATTCTATCAAGAGCCGATTCTCTTACTTGTAAAGTTTTATTACCCCAAATTACGGTTCCCACATCTGAGAAAGTTGCAATTGGGTTAATTCTACCAACATAAAGAATGTCTCTATCTTCTTGAGTCAATTTCTTACGAGCTTTGATACAATTTACAATACCACGAGTGTAACCCGCCGCAGCGAACCATGGGAATGCGATGTTATCTGTCAACGCTAAGTTTCTTGTTACCTGAGCTGTCGGTGGGATATAAATTTGAGTGTTATTCACACTATCTCTTGTCAAAACCCACGGATAGTAAGTTGCGGTATAGTTAGAGTCAATTCCTGTATTATCCAAATTATCAACAGCCTCAGTTGGGTAGATAAATATATCAGTTCCTGAGTTAGCCGGTGAGAATAAATCAACATCAGGTGTGGTGCAAACATATAGTGAATCCGCTCTGTTGAACTCGATCATTTGAACCGCATCTTCCACAAGATTACTATTATTTACATAATCGATACCTGGAGTTACAAACACGTTGATGTTTGTTGCTTCAGGGTTTGCGAAAGTTTGTTGTCCTAAAAGATATGCGTAGTAGTCAGTATTTGCAAAGTTTTGTGTTCCATCACCTAAAGAAATTTCTTTAAATGCTCCCCAACCTGTTGCGTTCGGGTATCTTGTAGATGGACATGCACCATTCAAATAACCTGATCTACCAATTTGGAATCTATCTTCGTTGGTTCTCCATTCTCTATAAATGTCCCAACCATCAAAACCACCTTGAACTAATAAAGTGAATTTACGTGCGAACAATCTATAATATGCATTTGTTGGTAATTCAGGTTCAGTAATGAACGGAGAGTTACCACAAATAAATCTTGGATCTCCACTTGTTGAGAACTCAGGTCCGATTGTTAAACCACTTGCATTTACATCCATGTGGAAACCTGCCGATCTGTAATTGAATGGTA